TAATGCTTCAGTTTTACCTAGTCAAGCAATCAATTTCCGTGATTTAGTTCCAACAGTAAGAAGTGAAAGTGGTTTGTATGTATTCTACAAAGAGACTGCAACAACTAACAACATTGCTGCACAAACCGAAGGTTCAAACAAAGGTGAGAATAACTACGCATTAAGCGAGGTTAAAGTGGTTAATGATTACATCGCTGGTTTCTCTACATTCTCAAAACAAATGGCTAGAAGTTTGCCTTTTTTAAGCACAACTTTACCAAGAATGTTGACTAGAGATTTCTTCAAAGCTGAAAACTCTGCTTTCTTTGCAACTGTATCTGCTGCTGCAACGGGTTCTACAACAACTGCTGAAACTGTTGATTTAAAGCAATTAGTTGATTACATCGGCAACCAAAAGAGTGCAAACTTTGTATCTTCAGTTGCTTTAGTAAGCCCTGCACAATTAGGTCGTTTATTAAAAGAAACAATCACTTTGGGTTACTATGCTGGTAATGGTTCAGTTATCGTTAATCCTAATGGTGGTATGACAATATGGGGAACTCCTATTATTGCTGCATCTTGGGTTACTGATGATAAGGTTCTTATTATGGACAACAGTTTCGTAGAGCGTATTGAAGTTGAAGGATTAGCTATTGAATTCTCTTATGAGAACGCATCTAACTTCCAACAAAATATGGTTACTGCGAGAATTGAGTGTTATGAAGATATTAACTTAATGCAACCAACCGCAGCAATCTATGCTGATTTGGGTAACGTTTAATTTAATCTAACATAGATAATAAAGACCCCTTACATTTAGTAGGGGGTTTTTTATTATATTTATTGTAAATTTGTAAAAAAGATGTATGTCATATAATAATTTTATCATTGATTTTACTTTGACCGACATAGGCACAGTCGTTGAACCTGTTACATTAGCAGAGGCAAAATTGTATTGTAGGGTTACTACAAATGTTGATGATAACCAAATTTCCTTGATGATTAAACAAGCAAGGGAAGCGGTTGAAGTAGGTACAGGATTGAGTTTAATACCTAAAACTGCGGTTGTATGGTTTACAAATTGGGATGGTAACTTCCAGCTGCCTTATGGTCCGATGAATAGTTTTACATCATTAATAGACCAAAACGGAGACACTATTGTTGCTGCTGATTACACTTTAGTAGGTGGTAAGTTCCCACAATTACAAAGACCACAATTTCAAAACTTAAAGGCTACTTATGTGGTAGGTTATGCAACCATTCCAAACGATTTAAAGATTGCTATTTTAGACCAAGTTAGCTACGATTACGAAAATAGAGGATTGGATAGTGATACAGGTATTTGTGAAAAGACTTGGAAAGCGTGTCAACGCTGGACAAGAATAAGCCCAATATTATGAGGATAGGAAGCAAAAAGGCAAACTATGTTGATGCCAACACAATGTACTCGGAAATAGGCTTATATGTGCCTACAATCACCGCTGATGGGCAAGGTGGGTATATTACTACCTATGCCTTACAAGAAACAGTATTTGGCGATTTTAGACCTATGGATGAGAATAGGGCATTGTTAGAATTACAATTAAGTTTCACTCGTTCTGCTAAAGTATTTATTAGGTACGATGTAACAATTAACAATATGTACAAAATAGAGGCTGAAGGGGAAATGTACACAATCCATTCAATTAAGGATGTAGAGAATCAATTTAGATTTTACGAAATATTAATGTACCACTAATGGCATTTGCAGTAAGTTTAGGTGGAATGAAAGAACTTGAAGGCAAGTTAAGTAAATTATCTACTGCATTAAAAGTTGATGTAAGTGATGAAATAAACGCATCTGCATTAAAAATAGAGAATCAAGCCAAAAGATTAGCACCTGTAAACTTTGGTCAATTAAGAAACTCAATAGCACTTACAAAGGATGGCGAGTTAACATATTCAGTTGCAGCAAACGCTTCGTATTCTGCTTATGTTGAATTTGGCACAGGACCACAAGTAAATGTACCTGCTGACTTCAAATCTTATGCCCAGCAATTTAAAGGTAAAAGCGGAGGCAAGTTTAAGGATATGGTTGAAGCATTAACTTTGTGGGTAAAGCGTAAAGGAGTTGGTAATGGTAAAAATGATAAAGGTTTGGCTTATGTAATAGCTTTAAGCATATTAAGAAAAGGTATGCGACCACAACCATTTTTAGTTCCAGCTTACGAAATGGAAAAACCTAAACTTATACAAAGACTAAATAAATTATTAAATGCTTAATCCTAATATAGAAATAAAGAAATGGTTTTATACCAACTTGACAAGTTCAAGTGCATTACCTGTTTATGATGGGATAGCACCTGATTCTGCAACTGATGAATATGTAATTATGACAGGCAGAACATCCGCACAGGAACAAGGAAAAATCAGTTATACCAATGCCGTTACTATGGATGTTGACATTGTCATAAAAAATAGTAACTTTGGTTATAAAAGAGCCGAAACAATAAGCGATTTAATACTAAAGGCAATCAACTCGGAAACAAATATTACCCTAGCAAATGGGTTTTATGCTTCAAGTTTGGTGGTGAGTGCAATTAGAAATTTGGATGGTTTAAACCATTTGGATAACGTATTTAGAACGATAATAACTTATAATATAATAATAACTCAAAATTAAATAAAATGGCAGAAACAAAAGTATCAGCAAGAGATTATATCCTTTTAGCTGACATAGACGGAGACGCAACATTTAAAGCAGTTGCCTGTCTTACGACTAACTCATTTACATCAACGAATGACACGATTGATGCAACTTCAAAGTGTGGTAATTCATACACACCAAGTCCTGTATTTACTCAATCATTTGAGTGTGAAGGATTTGCTATTGATGAAACAGGAACTCCAAGTAAGGATTCTTACCAACAATTGTATGCAGCACATTTTGCTAAAACATCTTTTAATATGAAGATGGGTAAAGCAACACCAACTTCAGGTGATATTGTTTATTCAGGTCAAGTTTTTATTAGTGATTTTGCAGTTCAAGCAGATGATGGCGATGATGTTAAATTTACTGCAACATTCGTAGTAACAACACCACCATTAACACAAACTGAAACTGCATAAAACTATGTTTGAATTAAGACTGAACAACAACAAAACAATCCCTTTGAAGTGGGGTACTTGGGCAATGAAAAGATTTTGCGAATTAGAGAATAAATCTCTTTTAGACTTAATTAATATTTTATCAAGTGGTGCTTTTGAATTAGGAACAATTGTGCATATAATCCAAGCATCTGCCGAAAGCGGATGTAAGACACTAAATCAACCAATTGAATTTAACGATGTTATCGTTTGCGATTGGATTGATGAGGTTGGTGGGTTATCTGCAAAGGATGGTCAGTTAATAGATTTTATTAAATTTATGCAGACTTCAATGATTCCTGAAACAAAAGAAAATGCCGAAGTAACCAAAGACAAAGGAAAAAAAAAATAGGAATATATAGCTGGGATTCAATAATTATTCTCGCAATAGAAGTTGGCTTGACAATTAATGAGTTTTGGCAACTTACTTGGCGGGAATTTTTATTATATAAAAAGGCTTACGAGAATCAGCAGATAAAGGAATGGGAAAGGACAAGAACTTTAGCTTATATGATTTATAGGTCAAATTCAACGGATAAAAATCCGAAAAGTATAAAGTCCTTTTTCCCTTTGCCTAGTGATGAAGTAGAAGAAGAAAAGCCTAAACTAACGGATGAACAACTAGCAAGGACATTAAAGTTGTACGGAGTAAAATAATAAAATGGCACAAGAAACATTAAAAATTACGATAACGGCTGACAATAAACAAGCCGTTCAAAATATACAGGAAACTGTTACCGCTACAACTCAATTGGGTGCTGCTTTTAAAAAAGTTAGCCCAGCAAGTAATCAAGCGACACAGGCTTTGGTCAATGTTTCAAGGGTTGCACAGGATGCTCCGTATGGCTTTTTAGGTATTGCAAATAACTTAAACCCATTATTAGAATCGTTCCAAAGATTAAAAGAAACAAGTGGTTCAGCAGGTAGTGCTTTAAAAGAGATGGCGAAGGGTTTAATGGGTCCAGCAGGTATTGGTCTTGCATTAGGTGTGGTTTCATCTTTGATAGTCGCATTCGGTCCGAAAATAGCAAAGTTTATTAATGGAACAACCGAAGCAAGTGAAGCACAAGATAAATTTAAGGAAAGTTTAGATAAAGCACGAGCATCTGCAAGTGAAAGTGGAATTAAATTACTTGCATATATTAGAGTTGCTGAAGATGCAACAAATACCGATGCTAGGAGAAAAGAAGCATTAGATGCAGTTAGAAGCGAATTAGGTAAAGTAAATGCTTCATACACCACTACAATTAAAACAACTGATGATGCTAGAAAAGCAGTTACATTATATACTGATGCTTTAGTAGCACAAGCAATTACTTCAAGATATATTGATGAAATTGCTGATAAGAATATAAAATTATCCGATGCTACAAAATTAGCAACAAAAGCTGGACAAGAATATGTTGCAAGTGTTGAAAGGTCTAAAAATATGGTCAATGGTTATGTAGATGCTTCAGTAACTATGGCAGCAGTAACCAATAGAGATAAAGATGCTTACATAGCAGCAGGAGCAGCAGCACAAGTATTAAAAAATGATATTGATGATTTAAATACTTCAGTAACCACAACAATACAAAATGCTTTAGCAAATCCATTTTATGTAATGGATAAAGGTGCAAAAGATTTAGATAAAACAATTCTTAATGTAACCAAAAACTACAAAGCGTTTACTAAATTAACTGCTGAACAAGTTGGAACATTTTTACCTACACAAAAACCTGATTCTCCTGTTGCACCAGCAGCACCGCAAGGGATATTAGGTCGTGGACCATCTCAAGCTATTGTTGAAGCTGCTGCAATTTCGGAGGCTGCAAGTGAACAAGCAAAATTCAATTACTTATTAAATGAGGCTGCATCAACTGCAAACTTTTTAGCACAAGGTGTTGGAAATATGTTTCAAGCAATTGCACAAGGAGAAAATGTTGGAGATGCAGTTTTAAATGTATTTAAAGATATGGCTTTGCAACTTGCTCAAATGGTTGTTCAGGCATTGATATTTAAGGCTATTATGAGTGCATTAGGAATGGGTAGTGTTGCAGGTGGAGTTGGAGATGCAGGTGGTGGATTATTTGGTGGTCTTGGTAAATTATTCGGATTTGCAGATGGCGGAATAGTAAGTAAACCTACATTTGCAATGGTAGGTGAAGGTGGAGAAAGTGAAGCAATTATGCCATTAAGTAAATTAGATAAGGCATTAGGTGGGGCATTTGCAAGTGGAGCAAGTCAAGCAAAAGATACGGCATCACAAGGTTCATTTGTATTAAGAGGAAATGATTTAGTTTTAGCAATGCAAAGGTCTAATTATTCACTTAACTTAAGAAGGGGAGTATAATGGCATACGCAAATAAATATAAAATAACAATGGCTTCCATAAGTGGCAGCATTACGGAATTGTATTTATTAGAAGATGATTATGCAGGAAGTATAATTGAATATCCTGCAACTACAATTCAGTTGCAATATATCCCAAGAAGCGATGATATTTTTGAGCCTATTTATACAAGTCAATTAAATATTGGAATTGATGTTACGGATGACATTGAAAATATGCCAAACTTAACAACATTAAACGATAGGAAGTATTTGTGTGAACTTTATTATGATGAAATTTTAGAGTGGACAGGATGGGCATTAAGTGATAGTGTTCAGTTTTCATTTACAACAGGCAGAAAGGAGTTATCATTTAACGCAATAGATGGTTTGGGTATATTAGAAAAGATTAAATACCCATTAGCTGAAGATTATGTTTTAAGTGATTTTAATGACTGTATGTTTTTTTTAATAAACTCATTAAACGCAATTGCTTTTCCTACTAACTTAAATGTTATAACAGGAATAAGTTATTACGCAGATGGAATGGATGATAGAGCAGATGTAAGCTGGGCTGACCCATTAAAACAATCATATTTAAACTTTGCTTTATTTATTACTAATGATTATGAGGTTGATAATTGCTTGTCAGTTATTACTAAAATAGTAAAGGGATTTGGTGCAAGATTATTTCAAGCACAAGGCAAATGGCAAATACTTGCAGTTTCACAATTTGCACAAGAAACATATTGGTTTACTGAATATGATAATGATGGGTTGGTTGTTGATTCAGGAACTACAAGTTTTAATGGATTAATAGATGGATTTGTTGATAATACAACAGGTTTATTCTTTGTTGATAATAGCCAAATGAAACTATTGAGAAAGGGTTATAACAAAGTACAATTTGATAAGAACATTGAATATCCTTCAAACTATATTACTAATGGAGATTTAAAACAAATAGTATCAACCACTCACGCTTACGCTTGGACTGAAGATGTAAATGGTGCATTAATATTTGTAGCACCATATCCTAGTAGGTTATCAAATGATTATTACATAGATATTACAAATGTTGTAGCACCTTACAACGCATCAATAAGACCTACATATTTTCCTAATATAGCTTTTAATGAAGTAGTAAAAATTTCATTTAATTCAAATCTTGTAGCAGTTGGTGCAACTGTTCCTGATGCGTTTTTTATATTAAGGATTCAATTACAAACACCAGCAGGGTTTTATAGCATAGACAATAATAAAGAATGGGAGTTTGGCGGTTCAAGTTATTACTTTGAGCCGTATGATGTTGATACAACATTGACTGAATTAAGTTTGACTTTGCCACCTGCACCCGAATCAGGCACAATTTATTTTGAATATGTATTGGCAAAAGCTGCTTCATCTTATTGGAAATAAACAGTAATTGCAAACACAGTAAGTAATTTTATATTTACTATTCAACCTGCTTTTCAATCTTATCAATGTATTGCATCATTAAATAATACTGATGAATATGTATTTAATGCAGATTTAGATTTAGGATTTAATGATAGTTATGATGGGTACTATTCTTATAAAGGATTTTTAGCAGATGAAGATGGTTTAAACTTAAAGAATT